TTAATGCTGTTTTTATTATTTGATCTAATTTATCACTCATATCATACCTTATATATAAATAAATATACGCATTACCAAAACAATTGGGTTAGTACATGCGTACTTTACTAGCATTTTATTTTAAATAATTAAAGAGATAAAAGCATATCAATTAGATCCGGATGTGGATACATGTCCACTTTGCCACGTATTACATTGGTATGCGAATACATTCCTGGGGTTGATTCTGCTTTGCGAACATCTAATACATCAAATCCATCTGCACCTTTAGCTCGTACATACTCTACTAATCCAATGCGTGGATCGATACTATATTTGTTTGCTACAAACAAAATCCAATTCTTTAATGCCGTAATTTGTGCATCAGAATAATTATGCCAATATTGAAATCCTCTAAACGGTTTTGCTAATTTAATTACTTGGTATGGATCAGCTGGAGTGTTAACATATGTTTTACCATTAACAATTTGACCCATACAACAAACTTCAATTCCAACAGAGTTTCTATGCATTACGGAATTACCTGTACCTGTATGCCATCCGTACCCTCCGTCAGGAAAACATTGAATCAATTCGCCATCAAATTTAGCGTTTTTATTTGTAACGTTTTGTCCGCCTAAGATATATTCGGTAGCAACATTACCTCTGTTGTCACGTGCCCACATATCAGCTACTTGGTAAGGATTATCTCCTCCTGCGGTATGATGTAAGAATATCCAATCTTTTGGAACTGGACCTTTAAAATAAGTTCCTTCTGGCATCCAATACTTTTTAATGCTTAATGCATTTACCACTTCAATGTTTTCTGCATTGTCAGTATTTAAAATACCCATTGCCGCCCATGTTTTAGGACCTACTACGCCATCGACCATTAATCCGTGTGTTTTTTGCCAGTCTTTAACAGCTGCTTCAGTTTTAGGACCAAAGTCCCCATCTGTAGTTAATTTTAAAAATTCTTGTAACGTTTTTACTGATTCGCCTTTGCTACCTCGTTTCAATACCATAACTTTCCTTTATTTTTTATCTTCGTCTCGGTGACCTTTATGTAAATCTATTTTATCTAAAATATCATTTAATAAGCTAGAAGGTATCCAACCTATCATTGATGCATTTTTAAGAGCACTTATCAATTGAAATATGATAAATGGAATTATAATTGTTTCGCTCAACCAAGCTGTCCCGGCAAATCCTTTTTCTACTAAAAGCAGTACCGTTAAAAACATTGTCCAAACAATTGATGTTCTTAATACTTTGATTGCTTTGAATGTTTTAAATCCTTCTCGTTTACATCCTGCTATGATTCCAAAAAATCCATCTAACAACACAACAGCTAACAATGAAGTATATTGTTCAAAGTTGTCCATTGTTAGATTGTAAAAATATGAACAAATAAATGTTACAGTGGTTGTAAATGTAAGTGCTAGTAACGGTATGGTTTTCATTCTTATCATATCCTTATTGTTTTAGTGATTTTTCGTGAGTGATTTCTTTGATGTCATTTTTATACGAAAATTTATCAACTGAGGCACTAAACAATGCAGCAATAACAATGTATTCGATAGCAGAAATTAATTCATGAGACGGAGCAATTGACTTTGGATATAATGCATTGATAAACATCATAGCCGTTAGAGCCAAGAATCCAAATACGCCGATAACGCGCTTAGATGATATATCTCCACTTCTCGAATCTGACAACATTCTTTGAAAAAAATTAGCACTTTTCTTCATTACATCCCTTGCGGTTATTAATAACTTGGTTTTTTCGTATTTCATAAATAAATATGTTGTTCATTTCGTTTTACGAGATTTTTCTCATATGTTTCCATGGAATATATACTAATTTTAAAAATGTCTATTTCAAATTCGCCGATATCGCCTGATTCTTCTATGATTGCTGCAAGTTGTTGAATGTATTGAAAATTTTGTTGCGTTAAACGAGTTGCATCAAATGCTACAATGATATCATTTTCATCAGATGGTGCATTGTATTCAATATGCAATACTCGACGAGTTAGATCAAAACGTGTTTTAGGTTGTTCTTGTTCAATATAATGAGATGTAATTACTTGCATTGCATCTTCAATATAGATTCTATCACACCATGGTTCTAATGCTTCTAATACGGGCAATGTGCAATTTCGAACTACAAATGCTATGTTGTATTTAGGTGCAATGTTTCTACTACCCCATTTTCTAATGTAATTTCTATTAGATGCTAATTCAATAGTTTGAGTTCGTTTTTCATATTCTTCTGAAAAGCGGGATGTTTTGCTAACAAAGTGATAACACATTGCATCTAATGCTGTAAAGCATTCCATACCATACATTTTCCATCTACGAATCAAATCATCATCTTCACAAAACATTGGATTGTATAATGGATCCATTCCTCCGATATCAAGCAATGCTTTTCTAGGCATACACATAAAAAATGTAATACCTGGTTCTGTTTGATCTGCATAACGTGCATGTTCGATTTCACAATACTCCCGAAACGCATCTTTATCAAACGTTTGCAAAGACTGTCCGAAATCGAATATCAATTTTCCAGGACGCGTATGATCTCCGAATATAGGTGGTTCTATTGTGGTATATGACACTACTCTATCAGGCGATACATGTTTTTCTAAATTTTCTAAAAATCCTGGACCTAATACGATATCATTATGTAGATATGCAACATAATCGCAACTAGCCAATTGTGCAGCTGCATTAAATGTATCCGAAAATGTTCTAGATTCAGTTGAATATTCAAATCTAACATGATTATCTGCTAATGATTGTAACCATTCGTGAGTTCCATCCGTTGACCCATAACTTACAAAACATATTTCGACTTCTGGATAAAGTTCTCGGGTTGTTTCATAAAAATATTTGTTGTAGTCTAAATTGTTTCTTAAACCTACTAGGAGTGAAATATTATGTTTCATTTTAAATACTTATTTTGTAATTTGTGAACTTCTTCAATTAATTTAGTATCCGAATCTTCCCGGAATTTATTTCTATCATTGGTATTAACTAATAAATTAGTGTATGAATTTACTCGATACTTGTGGTTTTCTGAAACAACTAAATTTTCAACTACCCATTGCTGAACATCATGGCCGGATTGTTTTAAAATTTGAGCACCATACATTAAAAACGTATCATCTGGGCCATATGATCCAAATGAATCAGGTAAATCAATTAATCTTAATAAATTTATAGATATTAGATTAAACCATCCGCCGCCTAATTTAAAATTTGATATTGGTTTTAATAAAGGATTTCCATATACTGTAGTAATAACTGTGTATGGATCTATAAATGTTTTATTATCCCAGGGAAAGTCTGCATATGTTGAATTCATTAAAACGTTCCATGAATCATCCCAAAGCTTTGGTATTTGTGGCGAGATTATAAAGTATTCATTATTAACTAACTTTGCTGAATCTAATAGTAATTTTAATGTTAGTGGTGAAAAAATTAAATCTGCGTCTAAATAAATAAATGCATCAACATCTTTATATGTTCGTATGCTAGTTCTGCGTTTATCTGCACAACCTAAACATGTTTTATCTGTATTAATATCTTTTATAACATGACACCAATCAAAACACGTATCGATGCAATGATTAAACTTTTCTATAAAAAACTCTTTTGGTATTTTTGAATCGTTCCAATCTACGAAGTTTAAATTTAACGTAATATCCAATGTTATATTATCATCAGATTTTAGATAATGACTACTTACCTTAAGTTGTTTTGCTTGCCATTCAAACCAATCAATTTCATATGGCATCAAATGAACTATAATTTGTGTTTTCATATATGCGTTTTATATAATCGTGCATGTTGTTCTGCAACATATTTGCTATTGCAAAGTTCTTTAATGTAATCAGGAGCCATTGTTTCGATTGATTGAATGTTGCCATGAATATCAATAATATACATGTATCCAGGAACTCCGCAACTCCATCCTTCTAATGTAGTCCGACCTAATAAAATACCTGCAGTGAAATTCATCATTTGAACCATGTTTTCAGTATCCCATCGTTTATCTACATATTTGATATTAGGATGATTAAAATCATAACGACTTTCACTCATTATGTACAAGTCCCAATCATTTTCTATGCATTGTTGAACTATATGCCGTACTGCATTAAATCTTATTGGATCTAACACTTCTCCAACAAAAATTCCGGAATACCGTTCTAACTTGTCTGCTTCATTGCTATTAAATCGGCTTTGGTCAATTGGATTATAAATTAAAGAAACTTTATTTGTTGGAATCTTATAATCATTAATCAACATATCTGCAATTGGTTTACGTATTGCAATGTAATGTGAAATTCTAGGATCTAACACAGGATCTTCAGATCTGATCTCTGAATGTATAATACTAACAATTGGAGTATCTTTAAAATGTTCTAACATAAACAAATTAACATCTGGTTGACTTGCTACTATTATATCATATTTTTCAGTAATATCCAAATTTGTTAAATCTAATTGTCGGACATGTTGCAATTTCAATCGCGTTTCATCCATCCAATCTATTTGTCGCAATGTAAATAATGTTATATCATGTCCTGCGGCATCTAGTTCTCGAGCCAATTCATAATGATAAAGCTCACTACCGCCTAATCCATTTGCATTTAAGCAACCTAAAAGTATTTTCATATTAACTTCCAATATATAATCTAGAAACTTCAAATAATACTAAACATTTATCATTGTGTTGATTATTTGTTCCTTCTGTGCAATCTTCATTTATCAAATAAATAGGTTTGAATCTAAATGGAGCTATTAATAAATTTAACGGTCTCCAATCACCGTCATGAGATAAATCTCGATTTGAATTAATTCCAGTAAATGAAGTTGTTAATAAATATTTACAATTACTTTTAATAATATTTTCCAATGCCGACACAATTGTATTGTATGTCATATGAACAAAAACATCGCGGGCAATAATTAAATCTACTTGCGGTAATTCTGATTTTGTTAAATCTAAATGCATAAAATTAACATCAGGATATTTTGTTTTGTTTGCTTCAATTAGTGGAGCTACAATGTCACCGCCCGTGTATTCTATATTAGTTTTATCAACATGTTGCATCCAATTATAATCGCCACACGGTGCATCTAATATAGATTTAATATCATACTTTTGGAATAAAAAAGGTAATTCTTTGATAATAGTTTTAGTTTGTTCTAATTCCGAACCAATACCTGAAATGCTTTCATTACTATGCCATGCTCTAGTATTGAATATATTCGTAAATGCTTGTTCTAAATTTGTATCCATACTATTTTATAAATGAGTTTTTAACTTTAATGTTGTTAGGTTCTTGATTAATCACAAAATCATATAGATCTTTATCAAATAATTTATCTTTTCTAGCTTCCTGATCAACACGAGATTGAAATTCAGTATATATAAATTTTTCATGATGTTGATGATATACAAATGGCGTATCTATTGTAATAAACTCAACACCTTTTCGTTCTAATCTCAAAACAAAGTCAGCATCGCCATAATCTACCCCCCATCCATAACGTTCATCGAAGC